TCAGAAAATCTCCATGCGCCCGGTATTCGCGGGGGTCTGCCCCTCGAGCGGTTCGTTCTGCAATGCGTGGAATAGCGCCCAGGCCAGATCGGCGTGGCCGGTGTTGTCGTTGCGGCCGGCGGTGTAGGTGAACTGGCGCCCACCGGCTGTGATGGTCTTGCGGATAGCCATCAGCGCCTGGGCCAGGTCGGTCCAGCCGGCGTCGAATTCGAGGCGGCCGTTCTTGATCACTGACCAGGCCTTCATGACCAACTGCGTCTTCACCTCGGGCGAGTAGCTGAAGGTGCGCACCCCCGGAAAGAACTGGCGCACCAGCTGCGCGACGCCAGAGCCCATGCCGGTGGTGTCGACGCCGATATAGGTGACCCAGTAGCGCTGGGTCACCTTGCGGATGAACTCGGCCTGCTCGGCGAAGTCCTTGCCGCGGAATTGATGGCGCTCCAGCACGCGGAACTTGCCGCCCGGTACCGCCGGCGGCGCCACCACCACCAGACCCGCGGTGTCGCCCGTCTCGGCGGGGTCATAGCCCAGCCACACCTGGCGATCACCGAACGGCCGCAGCGCGAACGGCTTGTAGTCCTCCGACCACAGGTCCCAGCTATCGACCATGCATGGCTGCAGCATGGTCAGCGGGAAAATGCTCGCGCCGTCGTCGACGAACTGGCACATCAGCAGGTTCTGGAAAGCCTCGGCGTCGTACTCGAGACGCAGCTCGTCGATGTCGAACAGGTCGCAGCCACGGGCCTCGGCATCGAGGATGGTGACGATCTGGCGCCAGATGCGGTCCTCGCACAGTCGTCCTTGCTGCAGGGCGTCATGACCTACGTCGATCTTGATGCGATCGGCGGCCGGCTTGCCCTTGTTGAAGCGCTCGCCAGTCCAGAATGTGTAGGCCTCATGCGCCATCGAGCTGGGCGTCGAGAAATAGGTCCGCCGGTAGCGCTTCTGCATCGCCATACCGCTGGCGACCTTGTTCAGCTCCTTGAACTTGAACGTCCAGAAGAACTCGTCGAAGTAGAAGTTACCGTGGTAGCCCTGGGCAGTCCGCGCGTTGGTACCGAGGAAGTGCAGTTCCGCGCCGTTCGGCAGGATGATCGGGTCGCCCTTCAGTTCGACACCTACCGCATCGCGCGCGAAGGCCTGGATATACGCCTTGAAGATGTGCGCTTGGGCCTTGCTGGCCGACAGGAATATCTGGTTGCGCCCCGTTTCCAGCGCGTCGATCAGCGCCTCGCGGGCGAAGTAGAACGTGGCGCCGATCTGTCGCGACTTGAGAATCACGCGGGTACGCTGATTACCCGCGCGGTACCAGTCTTTCTGGTAGTCGAAGCAACCGTCGAGGAAGGCCTCGACCAGTTTCTCGGTCAGTTCCTCGCTGATGTCGTTACGCTTCGGCTTGCGCTTGGGACCTTCGTTACGCTTGGCAAGCTCGGGGTTCAGCTCGGTTTCGGTACCACCGCCCTGGTAGCGCTGGATCCGCGCCTGGCGCTCAAGCTGCCGATGCAGCAGGTCGATTTCCTTGTAGTCACCGCCGGTCTTGCCGTCCTTCAGGATCAACTGAACCAACCGGGCTTCCAGGGCGCCCCCGATCCGTTCTACGCTGTCGGCCCGGTCCCATCCGTCGCGGTCCTTCCATGAGTGAAGGGTCTTGTCCTTCTCGCCCAGGTGATCGGCGATGTCGCAGACACGCCAACCCATCCAGTACAGGAATTTGGCCTGGCGGCGGTTGTCACGGATGGGAATTTCGACGGCAGCGTTCATGGCGCAGATGCTGCCGCCCACCCTCGCCCCTCAGTAGCGCCGCCCCTTGTAGCTCCGCGCCCTACAATCCCGCTTGATTGCTGGGCCGCGCGCGCGTCCCGAACATGCCCCTCATTGCCATGCACCCCGCATCAGCCGCATTGAGGACTCCCGGCATGAAGAAATTCCGCAGCAAATGGTTCCGCATCGCCGTCGAAGGGGCGACCACGGATGGCCGCAACATCGAGCGCAACTGGATCGAGCAGATGGCCGCGCAGTACGACCCGAACACCTACGGCGCGCGGATCAACTGCGAGCACATCAAGTGGGCCTGGCCGGCTGGTGAGTTCGGCGCCTATGGCGACGTGCTGGCGTGCAAGGCGGAAGAGATCGACATCAACGGGCAGAAGAAGCTCGCCCTCTTCGCCCAACTGGAGCCCAACCAGGCGCTGCTGGAACTGAACAAGCAGCGGCAGAAGGTCTACACCTCGGTCGAGATCGATCCCAAGTTCGCCGACACAGGCAAGGCTTACTTGGTCGGCCTGGCCATCACCGACTCACCCGCCAGCCTGGGCACCGAGGCGCTGTCCTTCAGCGCCAAGAACGGGACCCTCGCCAGCCGCAAGACCAACCCCGACACCCTGTTCAGCGCTGCCGAAGAGGGCACCCTCGAGTTCGAGGAATACGAGGACAAACCCTCGGTCGGCGCTGCGCTGTTCACCAAGGTCAAGGAACTGCTCAAGGGCAAGGAAGCCCGCACCCAAGCCGAGTTCGGCCAGGTCGGCGAGGCCGTCGAAGCGATCGCCGAACACAGCCGCGACCTGGGCGAGCAACTCGGCGAGCAGAAGAAGCAGACCCAGCAACTGGCCAGCCAACTGGACAAGGTCACCAAGGAACTGGCGGACCTCAAGAGCACCCTCGATAGCACCCGGGACCACAGCCAACAGCAGCGGCCCCCGGTCACCGGTGGCGGCAGTGTCGCCCTGACCGACTGCTAACCGTCCCCCGCCCCGGTATCCAAAGGAAAAGCACCATGCGCAACGAAACCCGCAAACAGTTCGACGCCTACCTGGCGCAGCTCGCCAAGCTCAACGGCGTGAACTCCGCCGTCCAGACCTTCGCCGTCGAGCCGAGTGTCCAGCAGAAGCTGGAGCAACGTATTCAGGAGTCCAGCGAGTTCCTGAAGCAGATCAACGTCTACGGCGTCGACGAGCTGCAAGGCGAGAAGATCGGCATCGGCGTCAGCGGCACCATCGCCAGCCGTACCGATACCACCGGCGACGGTGTACGCAAGCCGCGCGACGTGTCCGCGCTCGACAACCAGCGTTACGAGTGCAAGCACACCGACTTCGACACCGCAATCACCTACGCCATGCTCGACGCCTGGGCCAAGTTCCCGGAGTTCCAGGCCCTGCTGCGCGACGCGATCCTCAAGCGCCAGGCCCTCGACCGCCTGATGATCGGCTTCAACGGTACCAGCGCCGCGGCTACCACCAACCGCGCCGCCAACCCGCTGCTGCAGGACGTGAACATTGGCTGGTTCCAGCAGTACCGCAACAACGCTCCGGCACGGGTACTGAAGGAAGGGAAGGCCGCCGGCAAGGTGGTAGTCGGCAACGGCGCCGACGCCGACTACAAGAACCTCGACGCCCTGGTGTTCGACGTGGTCAGCAGCCTGATCGATCCCTGGCACCGCCGCGACCCGGGCCTGGTGGTGATCCTCGGCCGCGAGCTGGTCCACGACAAGTACTTCCCGATGGTGAACAAGGACCAGCCGGCAACCGAGAAGATCGCCACCGACCTCATCCTGTCGCAGAAGCGCATGGGCGGCCTGCCGCCGGTGGAAGTGCCCTACGTGCCCGAGAAGGGCCTCATGGTCACCACCCTGAAGAACCTGTCGCTCTACTGGCAGATCGGCGGTCGCCGCCGCTACCTGAAGGAGGTACCGGAGAAGAACCGCATCGAGAACTACGAGTCCAGCAACGACGCCTACGTCGTCGAGGACTACGGCCTCGGCTGCCTGGTCGAGAACATCGAAGTCGCGGAGTAGATGACATGGCCTTCAGTCCCGCCAAGGCGCACTTCCTACGCGTGACCGCCGCTCAAGAGGCGGCGGCCACTGCCCCGCACCAGGGCATGGAAGGCGCGAACGCCTATGAGCTGCAGCTCGCCCAGCTGTATCAGGATCGTAGCCGCCTGAAGAACATCCAGTCCGGCGAAGGCAAGGCAGCGCTCAAGGTCGAGTTGCTGCCGGCCTACCAGCCGTACATTTCCGGCGTGCTGCAGGCCGGCAAGGGCGCCCAGGACGAGGTGATCACCACAGTCATGCTCTGGCGCATCGATGCCGGCGATTACGCCGGCGCCCTGGACATCGCCGACTACGTGCTCGCACACGACCTGGTCATGCCCGACCGCTTCGCGCGTACCGCCGGCTGCGTCATCGCCGAAGAGATCGCCGAGGCCGCGCTCAAGGCACAGAAGACCGGCGGCAGCTTCGACCTTGCGACCTTGCATCGCACTCTCCTGCTCACCGACCAGGCCGACATGCCCGACGAAGCCCGCGCGAAGCTCTATCTCGCCGCCGGCCATGCCACCCTGGAAGGCCTTTCTGTGGAGAGCCCCGGGCAACCCGGGCAGGTGCAAGCCGGCATCGATCTGCTCAAGCGCGCGATCCAGCTGCATGACAAGTGCGGCGGGAAGAAGGATTTGGAGGCGGCCGAACGGCTCCAGAAGAAACTGACCGCCTCTGGCGGTTGACCGAGCGTACCCCGCGCCCCGCCGGCTCGGGGCCGATCTGCCAGGTCCTCTCCTTCCTGAGCAGTGACGCCCCGACCACCGGCGACCTCAAGCGAGCAGCAGCATGAGCGGATTCATCGCCAACGGCCCGGTCCCGAGCGGGCACATCAACAGCGATCCCTTCTGGCCCACCATCGAGCTCGAGCATGTGCGGGCGAACCTGCGCATCGACTCCAGCGTCGATCCGGCGCGCCTCGAAGTTGCGGTCATTGCCGCGGTGATCAGCGTCAACCGCGAGCTGCGGGCCTGGCGCCTTGAAAAGAGCGCGGCCGGCTATGCCGAACTCGCCCAAGTGCCGTCCGACAAGGTGCGGGACACCTCCGAACTGGTGCAGCTGTATCTGCGCGCAGTGCAGTCGGCTACCGCCGCCGAAGTGGCCGAGCGCTACCGCTGGTACGACACCACCACCAACGGCAACGACAAGGCCCAGGACATCGCAACCACCATCGACGACTACCGCCGCGACCAGCGCTGGGCGATCCGTGACTTTCTCAAGCGTCCCCGCACAACGGTGGAGCTGATCTGATGGCCGCCGTCGCGATCGCCCACCAGAACGACACCGTCGAGGCGCTGTGCTGGCGGCACTACGGCCGCACCGCCGGCGTGACCGAGGCGGTCCTCGAGGCGAACCACGGCCTGGCCGACCACGGCCCCACCCTCCCCCCTGGCCTCAAGGTCACCATGCCGGACATTCCGACAGCCGCCCCGGAACGGCAGATGGTGAACCTATGGGACTGACCACTTTGCAAGGAACCACCCCGCATGGCTGACCTCACCACCACCGCCACGGCCGGCGCCATCATGGGCCTCGGCCTGGGCGTAACCCTTCCGGTTGACGGCGGCATGCTGTTCGGCGCCCTGCTCGGCGCCTGGCTGGCCACCGGCACGAAGCAGGACCTGAAGGCCTGGTCGCGCCTGCTGTCGCTGATCCTGCCGACCTGCGTCGGCTACCTGTTCGCCGATGTCGCCCTCGCCCGCGTGCCCTGGCTGACCAACCTGGCCTTCTCTGCTTTCGTCTGCGCCCTGGTGGTCATTCCCCTCAGCCTCAAGGCGGTCGCCTGGGTCGACAAGGTCGACTTCGACGACCTCTGGCGCCGCATTCGAGGAGGTCGCTGACATGCTCATGACTGCCGTTCCGTTGATCGCCGCCCTGGCCTACATCGCTGCCGCGCTGCGTCTGGTCTGCTACCAGCGCTGCGGCGCCCGCTTCCGCCGCAGCGTCTCGTTGCTCGCCAGCCTGCTCGGCGCATCCATGGCCATCTGCGGCCTGGAAATCCTGCTCTACCGCCCACCGGTCAGCATCTGGCACGCCATCGTCGCCGCCCTGCTGTGCCTGCTGATCTTCCGTTCCCGCGGCAACGTCGCCGCCCTGCTGAGGCCATCCGCATGACCCTTCGATATGGTGACCGTTCTCAAGAGGTCCTCCAGCTTCAGCGTCGACTGAACACCTGGGCCGGCGCCAACCTCTACGAGGACGGCCACTTCGGCGCCGCCACCGAGGACGTAGTGCGTGCCTTCCAGCGTTCGCATGGACTGGTCGCCGATGGCATCGCTGGCCCGAAGACCCTGGCCGCTCTCGGCGGAGCTGACTGCTCGCACCTGCTGCAGAACGCCGACCTCGTCGCCGCCGCAACTCGCCTCGGCCTGCCGCTGGCGACGATCTATGCGGTCAATCAGGTCGAGTCGAACGGCCAGGGGTTCCTGGGCAACGGCAAGCCGGCAATCCTGTTCGAACGCCACATCATGTACCGCCGTCTCGCCGCCCACGATCAGGTCACCGCCGACCAGTTGGCCGCACAGTTCCCCGCGCTGGTGAATCCTCGCCCGGGCGGCTATGCCGGCGGAACCGCCGAGCACCAGCGCCTGGCGAACGCTCGCCAGATCGACGATACCGCCGCCCTGGAGTCGGCCAGTTGGGGCGCCTTCCAGATCATGGGTTTCCACTGGCAACGCCTGGGCTACGTCAGCATGCAGGCCTTCGCCGAGGCCATGGGGCGCAGCGAGTCAGCCCAGTTCGAAGCGTTCGTCCGCTTCATCGACACCGACCCGGCGCTACACAAGGCGCTGAAGGCTCGCAAATGGGCCGACTTCGCCCGCCTTTACAACGGCCCCGACTACAAGCGGAACCTCTACGACACCAAGCTCGCGCGGGCCTACGAGCAACACGCCAATTGCGCCGAGGCCTGCGCGTGAGCCTTCTGCGCCAGATGCTGTACGGCGGCGCCCTGCTCGGCGCCCTCGGCCTGCTCCTGTGGGTACAACAGCAGCGCATCGACCTGGCGCAGGCCCGCCTGGCCCAGGCCGAGTTGGCGAGGAATGCCAGCGACGCCCAGCTTTCCCGCCAGGCCGGCACCATCACGGCCCTCGAGGCCGCCCTTTCCCGCGAGCGCCAGGCCCAGGCCGACCTGGACCAACAGCGGCAGCAGTTGCGCCAGGCGCTGGCCATCCGCGAACGCTTGATCGAGGACCTGAAACGTGACGATGAACCCTATCGCCAGTGGGCTGATCAGCCTCTGCCTGATGTTGCTCGCCGGCTGCAACAGCGCCCCGCTATCACCGGAGCGGCCGCTTACCATCAGTGGCTGTCCCGCCGTGACGCCCTGCAGCCTGGAGTCAGCGGCACCGAAGGACAACGGCGGCCTACAGACTGAAGTCGAGCGTATCGGCCTGTCCTGGGCCGAGTGCGCCGCGAAGGTCGACATGATCATCCGCACCCAAGGGGCTACCCATGAACAAGCCCGATAGCCTGAAAGCGCATCTGATCGCCGCCGTGCCGGAACTCAGGAACAACGGCGACCGCCTGGTGATATTCATCGACAACGGTAGGGTCCGCAGCACCTCGGCCGAGAGCCTGTCCTTCGAATACGCCTATGACCTGCAGGTGATCCTCACCGACTTCGCCGGGCACCCCGACAGCGTGTTTCTGCCGCTGCTCGGCTGGCTGCTGGTGAACCAGTCGGATCTGCTGGCCAACCTCACCAAGGTGCAGGACGGCATCACCTTCGAGGCCGACATGCTCGACCGCAGCAAGGTCGACCTCGGTATCGTTCTGCCGCTGACCGAACGTGTCGTCGTCAAGCGCCGCGAAGATGGCCGCTACGACGTGAGTCACCCGGAAGAGCCCCAGCTCACCGAGGCCATCGAGGTCGATGGGCCGATGCAGATGTTCGCCAACGGCGAGCTGCTGGCCGAGTGGACGCCGCCGAAGCCCACCGAGGCCGTCATGCTCGAGACGCCGCAGATCAGGCGCCCGGCCAATGGCTGACAGCCTCGAGGCTCTGGAAGACTGGGCAGGGCCGATTCTCCGCGCCCTCGAGCCAGGCCCTCGTGCTGCCCTCGCGCGCTCGCTGGCCCGCGATCTACGGCGCAGCCAACAGAAGCGCGTGATGGCACAGCGCAACCCCGACGGCAGCGCCTATGAGCCACGCAAGAAGCGCGAACTGCGCGGCAAGCAGGGCCGTATTCGGCGCAAGATCAAGATGTTCCAGAAGCTGCGCACGGTGCGCTATCTGCGCGCCAAGGGCGACGCCCAGGCGATCACGGTTTCCTTCGCTGGTCGGATCGCACGCATCGCGCGGGTTCACCAGTACGGGCTGAGGGACCGTGCGGAGCCTGGCGCTCCCGAAGTCAGCTACGCGCAGCGTCTCCTACTTGGCTTTGATAGCAGCGATATGGAAACGATCCAGAATGGAATTTTGGCGCACATAGACGCAAACTCTCCCATTTAGCCTCGACGGGCTGTCTAATATCGAGACAACGAAATGAAAGAATCCCTAACAAACAGAAAATTTGAGAACATATTAAAAATAATAGAAAAGGAATTATTCACAAACGAGTACCCCAGCATATGCAGCCTGCATGATATATCCCCAGACAAGGATAGTCACAACTGCATTGCCTGCAACCTCGCCGGCAACGTTATAAACCTCAAAGACGCTGCAGACTTACTATCAAAAAGCACCAAAAGTCTATCTTACCCAGCAGACGAAGCTTTTGCAGAAAAAACCTATATATTATGGCTGTATTTGCTATCCGAAAATATACATGAAGTATTGAAATTAATATCCTACCCCCAAGATATTAAAAACAAGGACTTCAAAAATACAATAACCATAAAACGGTGGGCAAACTTCCTCAAACACCCAAAAGCATTTCTCCTCACTCACCACCCTGCCTATTGTGATCCCGCCACCCTACCATTTGAGCCTCACCATTTAGGTCTAGAAGGAATCACAATAATTGATGATAGATTTATCAACAAATTCTACTCAGGAGACAAAAACAACAAAGAGCTTTACACAACCTTACAGAACAACCAATCAACCTTGGTCTTACTCCCTGATCTAGAAATTCTCACCAAGGGTATTGCAGACGAGCTAAACCAACTTAGCGAAAAAATAAAGCACAACAATGAATACTCCAAAATCTTAACAGACAAAGCCTCCATTGAAGATTACTTAAGCGGCGCCCAAGCAGACTCGTCGGACTAGGGTAGCGACTATTTGTAGTCACCCACAGTACAGGCTTAAAAGATTCACGCAGCACAAAAACATAATAAACATCGGTGGCATGAACGACTTCGCTGCCCTCTCCCGCATGATCGAGAACCTGATCCGCCTCGGCACCATCGCCGCGGTGGACCATGCCGCGCAGCGCGTCCGTGTGTTGACCGGCGACCTGCTGACCGGCTGGCTGCCCTGGGCATCGCCGCGGGCCGGCGCCGACCGCGAATGGAACGCCCCCACCCTGAACGAGCAGGTACTGCTCTTCAGCCCATCCGGGCAGACCGCCAATGGCGTGGTCCTGACCGGCTTGTTCAGTGACCTGATCCCGCCCAACGGCGACCGCGACGCCCTGCATCGCACCACCTACCGCGACGGCGCGGTGATCGAGTACGACAGCGCCGCCCACCACCTGCGCGCAGTTCTTCCCGCCGGCGGTACCACCGAACTCATCAGCGACGGCGGCATCCGCATCGTCGGCGACATCACACACCAGGGCGACTACATCCAGACCGGCAACCAGACCGTCACCGGCAAGGTCACGGTGAGCGTCGACGTGATCGCCAAGGGCATCAGCCTGGTCGGTCATACCCACGGCGGCGTCATACCGGGCGGCGCTACGACGGGGAAACCGCAATGAATGCCCATACCGGCGGCGCCATCGACCGCTTGGCACACATCCGCCAGTCGATCGCCGACATCCTCACCACTCGCATCGGTACCCGCGTCATGCGGCGCGAATACGGCAGCCAGTTGCCGGAGCTGATCGATGCTCCGTTCAACGACACCACCCGCCTGCAGGTCTATGCCGCCACCGCCATGGCCCTCATGCGCTGGGAACCGCGCATCCGCCTGAGCCGTGTCCAGATCACCGGCCAGAACCTGGCCGGCCAGGTGCTCATGGAGATTGACGCCACCCTGGTGGACAGCAACGAGCCACACAACCTGAGCATCCCCCTGCAGATGGGCGCCAGCGCATGACAACGAACTTCGTCGCCATCGACCTCAGCCAGTTGCCGCCACCACACGCGGTGGAGCAGTTGGACTACGAGCAGATACTCGCCGAGCGCAAGGCCTACGCCATCAGCCTCTGGCCGGAGGATCAGCAGGCGGAAATCGCCGCCCGCCTCGCCCTGGAGTCCGAACCGCTGACCAAGCTGCTCGAGGAAAACGCATACCGCGAAATGCTCTGGCGCCAGCGGGTCAACGAGGCGGCTCTCGCCAACATGCTGGCCAGCGCCCAGGGCGCCGACCTCGACCAGCTCGCCGCGAACTACAACGTCAGGCGCTTGGTCATCCAGCCCGGAGATCTGTCGAAGGTGCCGCCCGTGCCGGAACTGCTGGAGTCCGACGACAGCCTACGCGAGCGCGCGCAGATGGCCTGGGAAGGCCTCAGCACCGCGGGACCGCGTAACAGCTACATCTTCCACGCCCGCGCCGCCGACGGTCGCGTCGGCGATGCCTCGGCTGTCAGCCCATCGCCTGCCGTTGTCGTGGTGACGGTGCAGGCCGCCCAGGGCAACGGCAGCGCCCCGGCGGACCTGCTGGCCATCGTCGACGCCTACCTCAACGACGCCGACCGTCGCCCCGTCGCTGATCGCCTGACAGTCCAGTCCGCCCAAGTGCTCGAGTACCGCGTCGACGCGACGCTCTACCTGGCCACCATCGGCCCGGAGTCCGAGCCGATACTCGATGCCGCCCGGGCCCGCTTGACGGCCTACGTCCATCAGCGTCGACGCCTGGGCATGGAAGTGTCCGAATCGGCGGTGCATGCGGCCCTCCACGTGGAAGGCGTGCGCAAGGTCACGCTCAGCAACTGGTCGGACATCGCCGCCACACCAGCCCAGGCGCCCTACTGCACCGGAATTACGCTGACGCTGGGGGATGAGTGATGCCCAGCTTGCTCCCACGCAACGCCACCGAACTTGAGCGCCTGGCCGCCGAAGCCCTGGCGCAGATCGAACGGGTACCGATCCCATTGCGCCAACTGTGGAACCCCACCACCTGCCCGGTCGCCCTTCTGCCATACCTGGCCTGGGCGTTCTCCGTCGATCGCTGGGACAGCACCTGGCCGGAGCGTGTGAAGCGCCAGGTCATTCGGGATGCCTACCTCGTCCACTCCCACAAGGGAACCTTGAGCGCCCTGCGCCGCGTGGTCGAGCCCGTCGGCTCGCTGACCGACATCCTCGAGTGGTGGCAACAGACCCCCGCCGGCGTCCCCGGCACCTTCGAAATCACCGTCGACGTCAGCGACAACGGTCTCGACGAGGAGACCGTGCTCGAGCTCGAGCGGCTGCTCGACGACGTGCGCCCAGTCAGCCGACACCTGACCCGCCTGGACCTGCGCATCACGCCGGACATCCTGGCCCGCCACGGCCTGGCGACGATCGACGGCGACACCCTGGAAATCAGCCCCTGGAAGCAGTGATATGACGACTCCCAAGTACGGCGGCCTGCTCACCGACATCGGCGCGGCAGCGCTGATCGCGGCGAGCGAAGCCGGGAAGAAGTGGCAGCCCACCCATATGCTCATCGGTGACGCCGGCGGCGCGCCCGGCGAGACGGCTGACCCCATCCCCTCGGCCGCTCAGACCAAGCTGATCCGCCAGCGCTACCGCGCTCAACTGAACCGTCTGTTCGTCTCCGAGCAAAGTGCAAACGTGCTGGTCGCCGAGCTGGTACTGCCGATGGCCATCGGCGGCTTCTGGATACGGGAGATCGGCCTCGAGGACGCCGACGGGAAGTTCGTGGCGGTCGCCAACTGCCCGCCCAGCTTCAAGGCCAGCGTCGAGAGCGGGAGCGCGCGCACCCAGACCATCCGCGTGCAGATCATCCTATCCGGCATGGAGCACGTCGAACTGATCATCGACGACGGCATCGTCTACGCCACCCAGGACTGGGTGACGGCGAAGGTTGCCGCGGACTTCAAGGGACGCAAGGTGCTGGCCGGCAACGGCCTGGTCGGCGGTGGCGATTTGTCTGCGGATCGCACCATCGCCTTGCCAGCCTCCGGCGTGGGTGCCGGCACCTACCGTGCGGTCACCGTCAACGCCAATGGCATAGTCACCGCCGGCAGCAACCCGACCACGCTGGGCGGCTACGGCATCACGGACGCACTGCATGCCAGCGAGGCGGTCACTACCCCGACGGCGAACAAGCTGCTCAGGCTGAACGCGGCCGGACTACTACCGGCCTCGATTACGGGCAACGCAGCCACTGCCAGCCGGCTTGCAGCGCCCATCACGCTCAGCGCGAGCGGCGATGCAACGTGGTCAGTTCGGTTCGATGGGGCCACAAACGTCAACGGAGTCCTGACGCTGGCCAACTCCGGCGTCACCGCCGGGACCTACGCGAAAGTCACGGTGAACGCCAAAGGACTGGTTACCGGAGCCAGTGGGCTTGTAGCGAGTGATATTCCGGCCCTTGATGCCGGAAAAATCACCTCCGGCATCTTACCTGCAGCCAGAGGCGGTACCGGCAATGGTATTGGTCAGGCTGCAACGGCGGTCAAACTCGCCGCCCCTCGTACGATCTACCTCGGTGGGGACGCCAGCGGCTCGACAACGTTCGACGGTAGCGCGAACGCTGGAATCACGGTCACGCTGGCGAACTCGGGTGTAAATGCCGGCTCCTACCCCAAAGTCACTGTTAACGCCAAGGGGCTGGTTACCGGTGGCGGTGGACTGACGGCAGCGGACATTCCTGCGCTGGATGCTTCGAAGATTGCTACCGGCCGACTCGATCTTGAGCGCTTGCCGTTGGTCTCTCAGGGACTGGCCACGGCTGTGCATACCAGCGTTGATCCCAACTCGGTAGTCATTCCGCTTGTGCTGACCAACCACGCGAATGGCCCAGTGGCTGGCCGCTACTACTACATCCAGACGATGTTCTACCCGAGCGTCGAAGGCAACGCGACGCAGATCGCAACCGGCTATGCCGGCGTGGCTGATATGTACGTTCGTTATGCCTACGGCTCCCCCGCAACGACCGATCCTTCCAAGCGAGAGTGGTCAGCATGGGTCCGCTGCGATCTGGGAGGGGCGTTCGCTCATGCGCCGGATGGCATCCTGGGTGGCGGAGTCAACTTGGATTCAATGATTGCGTCGGGCTGGTGGCATCAACCGTTCAGCGCGAACGCACAGAACGGCGCGAACTATCCAGTGGGCGAGGCCGGCATATTGACGGTGCATGCTCCAACCTCCTCGATGATCTATCAGACCTATCGTGGCTATGCCGCTGGCGGTCTGTACTGGCGCTGCAGATACAACGGCACCTGGGGAGGATGGTTCCGGGCATGGGACTCCGGCAACTTCAACCCGGCCAACTACGTGGCCAAGTCGGAGTACAACTGGTCTTCGCTGCCAGGGAAGCCGGCAACCTTCCCGCCGGCAGGGCATAACCATGACGCTAGCCAGATTACCTCCGGCATCCTGCCGCTGGCTCGAGGCGGCCTTGGGGCGAACAATGCCACGACGGCGCGTAGCAACATCGGAGCCGGCACCATCGCCACAGCATCCTTGGGAGCAAGCGGTTGGTGGAGGGACAACGATACGGGTTACATCCGGCAATGGGGCCGGGTGACTGTGCCTGGTGATGGTACCGCGGCGATCACCTTCCCCATCGCGTTCCCGAATGTCTGCTTGGGCGGGTTCGCTGGTCAAACTGCGAATTTCCACCCAGGAACCGACGCGAGCACCTCGTTCTATAACCCGTCGACGACAGGTGCAACTTTGGAAAACGGGTATCAATTCCAGGCGGTTTTGCTTTGGGAGGCATTCGGTCGATGAGCGCTAGCTATGTTTTCTCGCCGTCCACGAGGGTCTTCTACCCCGTGTCCTTGCGCGAGGTCTACGAGGCCGGGATCGGCTGGCCGGATGACGGCGTCCCCGTCAGCGATGAAGTACACGCCCGCATTCTGCTAGAACAGGAGTCTGGCCGTGTGATCTGCGCGGACGCCGGTGGACAGCCAGCAACGAAAGAACCACCGCCGCCCACAGAGGAGGTGCAAGCCGCGATTGAGCGCAACTGGCGCGACCGCCAGCTCGTCGACACCGACGCCCTGGTCGCCCGTCACCGCGACGAGCTCGAGGTTGGTACCACGACGCTCAACGCGGAGCAGTACCAGGCGCTGCAGGCCTACCGCCGCCAACTGCGCGACTGGCCGGAGTCCGGTGAGTTTCCGCTCGCAGAACACCGGCCGACCGCACCGGACTGGCTTTATCACCAGATCGAAGACGGCGTCTTGTAGCTTCCCGCCGTACAAGCGTCCCACCTCGCCCCATCGCCGCGCGCGCGGCAGCCTGTGCAGTGTCATCCAACCACTGCACAGGCACACCCCATGGCCGCTGACCAATACCATCACGGTGTCCGGGTCCAAGAGATCAATGACGGGACCCGCCCCATTCGCACCATCGCCACCGCGATCATCGGCCTGGTAGCCACCGCCGAAGACGCAGACGCCACCGCCTTTCCACTCGATACACCGGTACTCATCACCAACGTGCAGGCCGCCATCGGAAAAGCAGGCACCAGCGGTACGCTGCCCGCAAGCCTGCAGGCGATCGCCGACCAGGCCAACGCAGCCACCGTTGTGGTACGGGTGAAGCCGGGCGAGGATGAAGCCGCGACCAATAGCGCCGTCATCGGCGGCGTCAGCGCCGAAGGCAAGTACACCGGCATGAAGGCCCTGCTCGCTGCCAAGGCCCGCTTGGGCGTGGTACCGCGCATCCTCGGCGTGCCGGGCCTGGATACACAGCCGGTCGCTACCGCACTCATCGCCATCGCACAGCAGTTGCGCGGCTTCGCCTACGTCTCCGCCAACGGCTGCAAGACCAAGGAAGAGGCCACCGCCTACCGCGAGAACTTCGCCGCGCGCGAAGCCATGGTGATCTGGCCGGACTTCCTGACTTGGAGCACCGTGGTCAACCAGACCGTACCTGCGCCAGCTGTTGCCCAGGCCCTGGGCTTGCGCGCCCGAATCGATCAGGAGGTCGGTTGGCACAAGACTCTGTCGAACGTCGCCGTCAACGGCGTGACCGGCATCAGCGCCGACGTGTTCTGGGACCTGCAGAGCCCCAGCACCGACGCCAACTACCTCAACGAGAACGAGGTCACCACCCTGGTGCAGGAAGGGGGATTCCGCTTCTGGGGTTCGCGCACCTGCAGCGATGATCCGCTGTTCGCCTTCGAGAACTACACCCGCACCGCCCAGGTGCTGGCCGACACCATCGCCGAAGCGCACATGTGGGCGGTCGACAAGCCCATGCACCCGTCGCTGGTGCGCGACATCCTCGAGGGCGTGAACGCCAAGTTCCGCGAACTCAAGGGGCTCGGCCTGATCATCGATGCCCAGGCCTGGTACGACCCCAGCATGAACGACAAGGACACGCTCAAGGCCGGCAAGCTGCGCATCACCTACGACTACACCCCGGTGCCGCCGCTTGAGGACCTGACCTTCTTCCAGAAGATCACCGACAGCTACCTCGTCGACTTCGCCAGCCGCGTCAACGCCTGACGCCCAGCGCTCCCCGGACGGGGAGCCGACCCACCTGATTTCCGGAGAGCCCCACAATGGCCATGCCGCGCAAGCTCAAGAACATGAACCTCTTCAACGATGGCGGTAGCTACCAGGGCCTCGTGAAGTCCTGCACCCTGCCCCCGCTGGCCCGCAAGATGGAGGCCTTCCGCGGGGGCGGCATGAACGGCCCGGTCAAGGCCGACCTCGGCCACGACGACGACGGCATCCAGTTCGAGTGGACCGTCGGGGGCCTGGATCTGACTGTCCTCAAGCAGTACGGCGCAGTCAGCGCCAGCGGCGTGATGCTGCGTTTCGCCGGTGCCTACCAGCAGGACGATACCGGCGCGGTCACGTCCGTCGAAATCGTCGTTCGCGGCCGGCACGAGACCATCGAAATGGGTGACGCCCAGCCCGGCGAAGACACCGAGCACAAGATCACCACCACCTGCAGCTACTACAAGCTCGTCGTCAACGGCGAGGAAATCATCGAGATCGACCTGCTGAACTTCGTCGAGAAGGTCAACGGCAAGGACCTGCTCGAGGCACAGCGCAAGGCCATCGGCCTGTAGTCCCTTCCCGCCGGCCCGGCCGGCGGTTTCTTTCCCCCTTGGATACCGAACCCATGAAAAACGAAAAAAACACCGCAACGCCGGCCGAACACCAGACCATCACCGACAACTTCGTAGTCCTTGACCAGCACATCAAGCGCGGGGAGCAAATCATCAACACCCTCACTCTGCGCAAGCCCTCCTCTGGCGAACTGCGCGGCCTGCACCTGCTCGACCTGCTGCAGTTCGATGTGGCCGCGACGATCAAAATCCTGCCGCGCATCAGCCAGCCGACAATCACCGAGCCCGAGGCCGCCGGCATGGACCCGGCCGACCTGCTCGCCTGCGGCCAGGTGATCGCCGGTTTTTTGCTGCAGAAGCGGGCGAAGGCGGCAGCCTCCCTGATCGCGTAGAAAACGCCATGGCCGACCTGGCCGTGACGTTTCACTGGGCGCCGGACCATATGGACCGGCTCTCGCTCACCGAACTGATGGAATGGCGCGAACGCGCCCGGGTACGGAGTTCCGCCGATGGCGAATGACCTGCAGCTGCGCGTGCTGCTCAGCGCGATCGACAGAGCCACCGCTCCCCTACGTCGCATCATGCAAGGCAGCGACGCGACGGCCCGGGCGCTCAAGGCAACTCGCGAGCGCCTGAAGCAGCTCAACGCTCAGCAGAGCGACGTGCGCGCATTCCGCAGCCAGCGCGGCGCCCTGGAGCAGGTCAGCACCGCGCTGGCCGCGCACCAGGCCCGAGTGAAAGCGCTAGCCCAGCAGATGGCCGCCGCCGGCAACCCCACCCGTGCGCTCACCCGCGACTACAACCGGGCAATCCGTGAAGCCGGTTTCCTCAAGCAGCAGCACCTGCAGCAGAGCCAAGCCCTGCAGCAACTGCGCACGCGCCTCAGCAACGCCGGCATCAGCACGCGCAACCTCGGCCAGCATGAGCGCGACCTGCGCGCGCAGATCCAGGCGGCCAATGGCGCCATCAACAGCCAGGCGCAGCGCTTACGCAACCTCAGCCAACAGCAGGAGCGCCTAACCCACGCCCGCAACACCTACAGCCGTAGCATCCAGAGCGCTGCCGCGCTGGCCGGCACCGGCATGGCGGCGCGCGCGACGGGCATGTACACCGGCGACAAGCTGCGGCAGATGCTCGGCGTGGGCTACGAGTTCGACGCAACGATGTCGGCCACCCAGGCGGTGACCCGCATCGAGCGCAAGGACGATCCGCAGATGCAGGCGCTGCGGCAACAGGCCCGCACCCTGCCGCTGTCCAGCAAGTTCACCGACAAGGAAGTCGCCGAAGGTCAGTACTTCCTGGGTCGCACCGGCTACAACGCGAAGCAGATCCTCGGCGCAATGCCCGGCATGCTCAACCTGGCCGCCGCGGGCGATATGGACCTTGGTGCCAGCGCCGACATCGCCTCGAACATCCAGACGGCCATGGGTATTCCAGCCGAGAAGATGGACCAGGTGGCCGACGTGCTGACTGCGGCATTCACCCGGAACAACGTCGACATCCGCATGCTCGGCGACTCGCTGAAGTATTCCGCCGGCGTCGGTCGTGAGTATGGCCAGAGCTTGGAAACCGTGACTGCCGCGACGGCTCTGCTCGGCAACGCAGGCGTACAAGGAAGCCAGGCCGGCACCTCAATGCGCTCGGTGCTCACTCGTCTCGGTCTTTCCAAGGCCGTGGCCCAACTGGGCGTGAAGACCCAGGACGCCAACGGCAACATGCGCGACATGCTGGACATCCTCAAGGACATCAACGACAAAACGAAGAAGATGGGAAACATCCAGCGTGGCGCCATCTACAAGGACATCGCCGGGCAGTATGCCGTTACCGCCTTCGGCACACTGATGCGAGCGGTGGAAAGCGGCCAGTTCCAATCGATGCGTGGCAGCCTGGATAACTCCGAGGGCGAGGCTGCCCGGGTCGCGTCCACCCAGTTGGACAACCTCAAGGGCGACATGACTATGTTGCATGCCGCCCTGGAAAACATTTCGGTCGAGCTGTTCGACAAGAACAGCCCCTGGCTGCGCGAACTCGCCGCCGACCTCAGTCACCTGCTGCACAACGTCGGCGAGTTCCTGAAGGCCAACCCGCAAGTCAGCAAGGGCATCGTCATCACCGTCGCCGCGTTCTCGGCGCTGATGGCCATCGTTGGCAGCCTGGCCATCACCCTCGCCGGCATCCTCGGCCCGATGATCGCGGTCCGCCTCATGCTCAGCACCATCGGCATTCGCCTGCCCGGTCTGATCGGCTTGCTGAAACTGCTGTTCGCACCGATCCGCATGCTGGCCGGCCTGTTGATCGGCCCACTGGTGACCGCCCTGCGCGTCGTGAGCATCGCGCTGTGGGGCCTGGCGGCCAACCCGGTGGTCCTGGCAATTGCCGCCGTCGTCGCGGTGCTGGCCGGCGCCGCGTACCTGATCTATCGCAACTGGGACGCCGTCAAGGCGTACCTACTGGGGCTGTGGGAAGAGATCAAGGCAGGTTTCGACGGCGGCATCGGGGGCATTCTTTCAACCCTGATGAATTTCAGCCCCCTCGGTCTGATCTACCGTGCGTTCTCCGGCGTCCTGGGCTACCTGGGCATCGATCTACCGGCACGCTTCACCGATTTCGGCAACATGATCGTCCAGGGCCTGGTGAACGGCCTGCTCGCCGGCATCGGGCAGATCAAGCGCGCGGTCCAGCGCGTCGGCGGCGCCGCGATCGACTGGTTCAAGGACACGCTCGGCATCCATTCACCGTCGCGGGTGTTCGCCGATCTGGGCGGGTTCACCATGGCTGGCCTGGCCCAGGGCCTCGGCGCCGGCCAGGCCGGCCCGCTGGGCGTGATTACACGTATCGGCCAGGGCCTGGTCAACGCAGGGCGCCAGGCTGTCGCCGGCCTGGACAGTGAGCTGACCCGAGGCACCCGCTCTACGATCACCCCGCCGGCGGTGGTGACAGAACTGGTCGCGGCCCAGCGCCAACGCTCGCCGATGTTCGACCAGCCGTTGCTGGCCATGCTGGGCGACCTGGGCAAGAGCGCCGGCGCCATCGGTGCCCTGATGCTCGGCGCCAGCGCCCCGGCGCAGGCCATCACCATCGACAACCGTCCCCCGGTCAGCTCGGCGCCAGCGGCAGTCAGCATTGGCGGCGACACCTACTACATCACCATCCAGGCCGGCGCGGGCAGCGACGCCGCAGACCTGAAACGCACGCTCAGCCAACTGCTGGACGAGCGCGAACGCAACAAGGCGGCGCGCCTGCGCGCCCGCCTGCAGGACCGGGAGTAACCACCATGATGCTGTCCCTCGGGATGTTCGTCTTCAGCCTGCACACGCTGGCCTACCAAGAGTTCCAGCGGCAGACCGAGTGGCGACACGCCAGCAGCAGCCGCATCGGCGCCCAGCCGGCGCGCCAATTCGTCGGTCGCGGCGACGACGCGATCACCCTGCCCGGCGTGCTACTGCCGGAGCTGGCCGGTAGCGCGTTGAGTCTGGACGTGCTGCGGCAGATGGCTGACACCGGGTCGGCCTGGCCCATGGTCGAGGGCACCGGACGCATCTATGGCCTGTGGGTGATCGAGCGCGTCACCGAGACGCGGACACTCTTCTTCGCCGACGGTACCCCGCGGCGGATCGAGTTCTCCCTCGAGCTCAAGCGCATCGACGACGGCCGCACCGATCTGCTCGGCTCGGTCCTCGGTACCGCCGGCAACCTGCTGAGACGCATCCTGTGATCGACGCCGCCCTCGCCCGCGTGACGGGCTACCTGACCAGCGCCGTCGACCAGCTACAGCGCGACGCCGGCTACCCGGTGCCGGTGTTCCGGCTCACGGTCGACGGCAACGACATCGCCCAACTCATCAGCCCACGACTGATCGCCCTGGACCTGACCGACAATCGCGGCCTCGAGGCCGATCAGTTGAGCGTGACACTCAGCGATCATGACGGGCTGCTCGCGATCCCACCGCGCGGCGCCGTGCTGCACCTCTGGCTGGGCTGGAGTGACAGCGGTCTGCTCGACAAGGGTACCTACACCGTCGACGAAACCGAGCACAGCGGCGCGCCGGACGTGCTCAGCATCCGCGCCCGCTCGGCAGACCTGCGCAAGGGACTGAAGGTCAAGCGCGAGCGCAGCTGGAGCAGCCCGAAGACGTTGGGCGACGTGCTCACCGACATCGCCCTCGGCAACAACCTGAAGCCGGTGCTCGCGCCGGCGCTGGCGGGCCTGCCGATCCTGCAACTGGACCAGGCCAACGAGTCCGACGCCAACCTGCTGACACGCTTGGGCGAGGACTTCGACGCGGTGGCCACCGTGAAAGCCGGCTGCCTGCTCTGCCTGCCGGCCGGCGGCGGCAAGACTGCCAGCGGCCTGGCGCTGCCGCATATCACCCTCACCCGCCAGGATGGTGACCAGCACCGCTACCTGCAGGCCGACCGCGACAGCTACGACGGCGTGCGCGCTTACTTCTACGACGTGAACAGCGCGAAGAAGCAGGAGGCGATTGCCGGCGCCAAGGGCGACAACCTGAAGGACCTGCGCCACACCTACAGCGACCGCCAGAGCGCCCTGCGCGCCGCCCGCGCCGAGTGGAACCGCCTACAGCGTGGCAGCGCCACGCTCAGCTACGTGCTCGCCAGGGGCCGGCCGGACCTGATGCCGGAACTGACCTACACCCTGCAGGGCGTGAAGACGGAGATAGACGCGATCATCTGGTACGGAGGCAATGTGCAGCACAGCCTCAGCGCCGACGGCGGCTACATCACCAGCCTGGAGCTGGAAAGCAAGCTGCCCGAGGACCTGGTCAGCGACCTGGCCGACGACACCGGCAGCGACTACACCGGCATCATCGCCTACTACCGCGACGAGAAGAGCGGGACGGAGAAGACCATCACCGCGGGAGACCAGAGCAAGCCGCGCCGCCTGCGCTACCTGTACAGCACCAAGAGCAGCGCGAAGCGGGCTGTCGATCGGGAGTGGAAGCGCCTACAGGCGGCTCGCTAGCCGCTCGTCGACATCCTCTGAATACTGGATATGCATACAGCATAATTTCTCCCCCGCTCCTTTCACGTAACACCTATGGTTCACCTCCCCCGCACAGTCGAACTCTGGTACGCCGCCCTCAACGACAACCAGGCCCGTATGACGGCGCCCGAATGGCATTGCGAAATGCTGCGCAGAGCAGCCGCGGAGCTACTGGCGGCAGGAGGCGTGGACCAGACTGGCTACCTCGACATGCTCGATCTGGCCACAGGTGCGCAAGCACACGCCCTTGAGGAACGAGCAGCACAGTGGTTCCGGCCGAACCGAACGTACCGGGTCTTGCTCGAGGGACGCGAGGTAGGCCAGATCGCGCGCGGTTCGTTCAGCCCATCAGTACCAGGGCTGAGTGATGGCCTAGTGCGATACGACAAGCGTGGCGAGTTGGTGATGCTTTATCAGCGCACGATCTACGCGGGAGACATTCGCGGACGCCGCTGGGCATGCACGGACGGGCAAACTTACACGCTCACCGTCATTGGCTGCAGCTGGCAGGGGCGGGAATGGCGGGCGTTCAACGAGCCGGACGAGTATCGCGTGGCACTCAGCATGGCTGAACTGGCCGAAGAAGCCAGGAACGTAAAGATCGCTGCGATGTGGCGTGAACGATTGGAAGCATGCGAGTTGCAAATATGCAGTGCTTGCTCGGCTCACTTCGCCCTAGTCGACGAATGTGAGAACTGCGCTGGCCTAAGCTCTTCACCAAGTCAAGCCTAAGGCAAAGTCGGTGATGTGGGAAGCCGTCGCCCCAAGTAAAGCTTGAACTTTTTTAAAATTATTGGTCTTCTCTCCATGCCAATAGCCGAAGCACGGAAGAAAACCATGCATACATTCAAGGAACTTACCGACGGAATTCTTAGAGAAATAACAATCCTGATAGAAAATATAAAAAATCAACACACAGAAGAGCTCACAAGAGTTGTAACCTCTCACCTACTCGCTCTAGCCCCGCCAGAATCAATTGAGAGAGAGATCCCTCCCCTAGAAAATTATTTAGTAAAAATATTTCATAGCCACAGTGAAATCGTAAAATCATTAGAAATGCTAAGAAACATACCATTCTATATTTCAAGATTTCCATATTCAAAAACCAGAATTACTCGAGAAGAGTACATGAGATTCCATGTAGAAGCCTTCTTTAATGAAATATATATATTTAAAGAACGCCTAGAGAAATATTGCAAAACTATCGAAAGACAATTTAAATCAGACCCCTCCACACCAAACGCAAAACAGCAGATATCCGAAGCCACCACAACTGCAATATCAGCCTTAAGCGAACTTATCAAAAAGAGAGGCGCACATGTTCATGAAAAGCGCCTAGACGAAAGCAATATAGATCGCATAGGGACCCTTGAGCTACTTTGGAGAAACTCCGAAGGCGCTTTTTCCGAAATCACTCACTACAATTACAAGAAGGAGGTCAGGCGCATAAAAAAAATCTGGAAAGAAAATATGGAAGAGATTATTACCCAGCTAGAAGAGATATTGAACAACATCTCCTCAATTATTTATCCGATTATATTTAACCTCGGGACAAATACATTAAGACAGCCACATGGTGTCAGATAACCCGTACTCACCCCTCTTAAAAGCTAATTTCTAGAAAGACACATCCATGGAAAAGAAAACACTGACTAAAACTTTAACATCACTTATAGCTGACTTCACAGGTTATACAAAGGCTATATCCTTGGCAGACTCAACTGGGATCACACCGATAGCAATAACCGCCGCTGAAATAATAGAATTTGGAGTCACTAAGACTTCCCAAATACAACAGAGAAACCTGAACATATATTATAGCGAATTACTAAACAGTAGCAGCGACGAATACATTCCCCCTCCGACCGGATTAAAGCTCGATGAGTTAGATTTTTTTTCCGTACTTAAAGCCTGCGTCCAGGATATTGAGTCAGAGAAATCCAAGGCATATGCCAATCTAACAAAATCGTTGGCAGTGGGAAATATCCCAAGTGAATTTCGCAGACACTTTATAATTCTATCCTCACAATTAGAGTACAGCGAACTAACAACCTTAAGGGAAGCATATATAGCAAAACACAACCGCCTAATAAACAAATCCATGTACGGAAGACTCAAAGTAGAAGACATATTATCAGAGAGACATCTAGGAGAGGTAAAATCAATATGCCTAACCAAGTTCAGGGAGAACAAACTCACAGAGAATGGAAGCATATCCAAGATTGGAGAAAGATTTATCGAGTCGCTATTCAAACAAGAAGAACTCACCCCAGAAGCTATAGAATATCAATGCTGGAGAAGAAGAGACATCATGATCATTCAAAAAGAAATATTAAGCGCAGATAAAGTGCTAGCCACTCTTAAGCCACAAAGAATATATTGCAAAGTCCAAAACATAAGCAAAATAACCCTCACAAACCTGCCTGACTTAAGAATATATGTGGCCGTGATCTTGGCAGGAGACTTTAGTAAGCTCGAGCATAACGAAAGGCTTATATTCAAGAAGATAACAGAAGAATATAGACACCTTTGGGTTGGCCCTTCAGGTGGCCTTCCTCGTGATATCCCCACCTATACACTAGGAAAACTAGAACCAACAGCACACAACATTTTAAAAAAATTAAACATAGACTATGAGGAAACCATCAGGGCAACTGAGGAAGACAGAACATAACAGTCATCTTACTAACCATCTGCATGGCCTTCAGGAGTTACTGAAGGCCACAAATAATATAAATCGCAAGAAGATCGACAAGCCTTATGTAATCCGGCCAGCCAATTTCACCTCTTCAAAGTAAGTTTTTAGGCCCTCGCCCAATGTATTAAGCTCCCTCTGAACTATTCTATTAACGAACTCAAGCGCATCAGGACGCATCATAGCTCTAAGTTCCTCCCTATTAGAAAAAGCCACTAACAAATAATTATAAGCAATACCGTGAACATTTAGATATGAGCTAAAAAAATACAAGTTTTCTTCAGTTGGATATCTCTTCTTTATCAACTCAAAAGTACCTTTCCAATCAGACCTTAAAGCTATGAACAACTGCTCATCCTTATTCATAAGAAAACAAAGATAAGCTATGAATGCAAACTCTAGCTGTTGCAACCTAGTCCTAGATATCAATGCTTCTAGTGCTCTATTTATCCTATCAAGCTGGCGTAAATCGATATCAAAGGTCTTCGCCAGCAACATAAATAGCATTTGATTTTCAGACATATCAGATCGAAAAACGCAGTTAATCGGCGAAACTTTTCGCGCATTACCAATAGGTGGATGATCCACTCTAGCGGACAAATAATACCCGAGCCTCACCACATCAAATCGGCCAACATTAGTCAGTATCCAATTATCAAGATCAGGCTTTTCAAAAGTATATGTCAAATCAAAAAAACGTTTTAGATAGTCTATTGAGGCGAATTCAGCCCCATATACAGCGCGAATAGAATGAGATAGCTGAACAGTATCAGTCGCGATAATAAACCGACAACCATCCACCTCAAATAAATGTTTAATTCGCTCGAGCAGCTCAATGGCATAGGTCGGCCTACACCGATCCAACTCATCAATAAATATATAAACAGGACATGAATCTTTTTCTGCTACCTCAGCAAAAAGACGTCGCAGACTCTCCTTAAACTTAACAACTTCTTCAAGACTCTTTTGATTGTCCTCAATCAGTTTCTCTATGAGCTTTTCCGCTGTCTCGCCAGATGTTTCAACTGCAATATTCTCTACCGAAGCACCTAGTTCTTCAGCCACCACTCCAGTTGTCTTTTTTAGAACCCCCTTCCCAACTACTGGAGCAATGGCTAGAAAAGCTCTACTAGCTTGCTTAACCATTTTTGCCAAGGATTTTTTTATTGCCGAGCTCTTCCGATACTGACTCAATTGCTCCTTTATATTGGCCACTATGGAAATCAACGGATCACCAGTAAAGTCATTCTCCCAAGCATTAAAATACACAACAGGCCTGGACGCAAAAAGTGACAACCTCCACTCCCCAAGAAAATAACTTTTACCAGTCCCCCAAGGTGAATTTATATTAACAACCTTAATAGAGCTTGAGCTATCCAGATATTCCGTAAGCAGTTCCGCAATCTCTTTACGCTTTAGAAGGTCACCTGACCATGCCATACTACTTTCCATAGAGCTCTACTCTTTTAAAATGGCCTTCGAATTGCTCGAAGGCCTTTATTTCAAATGGACTTATCCATATAGGCGCATGCAAGTCGTAGCAAGTCTATTTGTTCGTCTCTAGACATCCGACTGAAACAAATCAGCAACGCCATCAGGATGACCGGGTCAATGGTCTTATCCATTGGTCTACTCCTTAGACAGGCCACCCGGCGACATCATGCCACCGTGCCAGTAGCCTAGGAGTACCTCATTGTTCACCTAGGTTGACGGCCAAGAAGCAGACGCAGCGAAGCTTTACCCTGACAAATTTCCAACCGACAGAGATGCGTCTCATTTCTTTGCAGAACGTGTAGCTGCAGCCTCAGAGAACGCGCGTCCCATCCGCACGTAGGCAGCTCGATCTGCTTCGTCCATGGATGTCATGTACCCCAGTACATCCAACTCGCTCTGGCTGAGAGCATCGAGTTCGGCAGGAAGTCGCCTGCCAGTTATCACGTAAAGAACATCAACCCCAAACGCATCGGCCGCAGCGAGATACAAAGCATCAGGGCTACGTTCCCCTTTTTCGTAGTTGTATTGGCTGTTCTTCGACACATTCAGCTGGGCAGCAAAGTCCGTCTGGTTCATGCCCAGCCGTTCCCGCTCCTCCTTCAGCCGTTCTCCGATTCCCACATACGTCTCCAAATACGCTTGACTTTCCATCATTCGTAGGAAAAACTGCGCATACATTCACACGAAATCACACGAAACGAGACTATGCACAACGCCTACCCCACTGAGCAAGCGTGCGAGAAAGCGCGCCAGCACCTGGCGAGCCAAGGGCTGTCGGCCAGGCAATGGGCGGTGAAGAACAACCTCACCCCCTCAACCGTGTACGCCGTCCTCAACCGGCAGAAGAAGTGCCTACGCGGCGAAGCCCACCGCGCAGCCGTGCTGCTGGGGATCAAGGACGGGGTAGTCGAACAGTAATGGCCACCGCCCTGGAGAGACACCAGAAGATGAAACGCGCACTCCTAGAAACGCGGCGCCAAGTGGTCAGCGCGATCATCGGCGCCTACCCCGGCGGTCGCGAATGCGCCGCTGCCCGCCTAGGCCTTGATCTGAAGAAGTTCGACAACCACGCCTACGAGAACGCCGGCAGCAAGCCGCTCAGCGACGACCAGTTGCGATTGCTCGAGCAGGAAGCCGGAACCACGTTCTTTCCCGAATACATTGCGCAGTTATATAGCGGCATGTTCGTGGCGCTGAGCCAACCGGAGACGCTGGACAACCTCACGCTATACAGCCGCTCGGTGCGTGCATCAATCAAGCGGGGTGCAGTGGACCTGATCATCGCCAAGGCATTGGAAGACGGGGTGATCGAAGACGCCGAGGCCAAAGCCATCCTTGCAGCCCATGCCAGCTACATGGCCGAGCGCCATGGCGAGGTGCTGGCAGTGGTCGCTCTTCACAGTGAAGGAAGTCTCCGGTGAGACGATCTCAGCCCTTTCCCAGCCGGGAGCGAATTTCCTTGAGAGCGGTGGCCAGATCATCCACGGCAAAACGGATGTCTTCTGCGTTCACCGCCAACGCTGGAAAGCTACCCGACGCAGTATGCGTTTGTGTCGAGCGCCCGGTCATGACTTTGACCAGTTTGTCGTGGCGCTCCTGCAACCGCTCGATCAAGCGCTGTACGTCCTTTTCAGAGTGATGACCCATGGCAAACCTCAACGACCAAGCTAGAGAAGAACTGCTCAGCGTACTGGACTGTGCTCAGCAGCGGCTAGACACGCTAAGGGAAACAGTCCGTACCGCCAAGGGGACGCTGGCAGACAGCGATATCCGCATCGCAATAGGTGACGCTCTTACGCCATTGAACATCGCCTTCGAGTTCATGGAGGCCCTGTAGCCATGAGCGTCTACAAGCTCGTCTGCCCCTGCTGCCACAGCCGGATGCGGATCCGCTCCTCCGAGGGCCAGACCCCGTGCTTCCGCTCGATGTACGCGCAATGCACAAACGCGCTCTGCGGCGCCACCTTCACCGGCTCCCTGAGCTGGGACTACCAGCTCAGCCCCTCGGGCCTCGAGCGGCCACTGCTGGTGCTCCCCATGGCACCTTCGAAAACCCGTCAACTGGCACACCGCGACCTCGCGGCCGCAACCAACCAACTGGACCTACTGGATCATGTGGAGTGCATGCAATGAACGGCACCAACGACTACCGCAGCACCATGCAGCAAGCCGCCGCAACGTACCTGCAGGCCAACGCCAACCAGTATCTGTCCTCCGGCTCCGACCGGTTGTTCGATGCCTGTGTCAACCATTTGGCCAAAGGCCTCGAGGTTCCCCAATTCATCGCCGAACAACTCGCCCAGCGCGCGTGGAATGAAGTCTTCGCGGGGCCAGATCCTATCTGGCTGGGTATCGACTGGGGCCAGGGAGACGACGAGGTGGTTTACCTGATCGACACCCGCAATCACTGCCGCTTCCCGATCCCGGCCCGCTATCTGCCCGCGCACCTGCTCAAACAGCGCCCCCAGCACACCCAGTAATCCCTGAAACACGCCCTACCCACTGCCGTGGGTTTGGGGTAGTTACGCCCAGAATTCGAGGTATTCCGCCATGAGCGGCCACATTTCAATCACCGTCGAAGTGGACCAGAACCAGGCTGAGAAGTATCTGCTCTGGCTGGTCAGCCAGTACGAAGCCACCATGGCCGAGTGCTGGTACGACGATCGCTACCGCTATACGCCGCAGGGTCTACGCGGCAAGCGCATCCTCGAGGACCGCCCACACATTGCCGGCATCTGCCGGACGATCCGCGAACTGCGCAAGCAGGTTCGGGGGCACGCATGAAGGAAATGGACCGCGAGCTAAAGGCCGACGTGCTGCGCCGCCTACAGGATCAGTACGGCCTGACGCCGATCAAGGGCACTAAGTACATGCGCAAGGGCGAGTGCCCGACGTGCGGCAAAAAGGAGCTCTACACCCTGGTCGACAGCCCCTGGTTCATCCGCTGCGGGCGCGGCAAGTGCGGCGACACCTGGCACATCAAGGAAATCTACCCGGAGCTCTTCGACGACTGGAGCAAGCGATCGCCGGCCACCGACAAGGACCCCGCCGCCTCGGCCCGGGCGTACCTGGCCCATGCCCGCGGCTTCGACCTGGCGCTGATCGATGGCTGGTACAGCCAGGAAAACTACTGGGACCGCGACCTTGAGATCGGTAGCGCGACAGTACGCTTCCCGCTGAAGAAAGGCGGCTACTGGGAACGCCTAATCGATCGCCCGAGCCGCTTCGGCAAGAAGAAGGCCCGCTTCAAGCCGGGCGACAGCCCGCGCGGCGTCTGGTGGTGCCCACCCAGCGTCGACCTGCAGGAGGTGAAGGAGCTGTGGATCGTCGAAGGTATCTTCGACGCCATCGCGCTGCTGCACCACGGCATCGACGCCGTGTCGGCCATGAGTTCCAACGCCTTCCCCGAGCAGTCTTTGCGCGAACTCGCGACAGCCCGTGGCGGCAAGCTGCCGAAACTGATCTGGGCGCTGGACAACGAACCCGGCGCCCACAGGTACACCCGGCGGTGGGTGACCGAGGCGCGCGCCCTGGGCTACGTCTGCGAAGCGGCCCAACTACCGCAACGCAACAACCGCAAATTCGACTGGAACGACCTGCACCAGCGCTGGATGTTCATCGATGACGCGGCCGAGCGCGTCGCGCAGATCGAGAAAGACCTCAAGACCGCGCGTCATGAGGGCGCGCTGCTGATCGCCGAGAGTGCCGCCGAGAAGGCCCTGCTGATGTACGACTGGGGCAAGCGCGGTGAATTCCACTTCCGCTTCGCCAACCGCCTCTACTGGTTCAAGCTGGATATCGAGAAGTTCAACAAGGCCATGCAGAGCCTGGAGGACAGCGACAACCACGACGACCAGTTACTCAACCAGAAACAGATGCGCGACAAGGCCCTGCAGCAAGCCGGCGGCGTCGTGGAAATCGCCAACTGCTTCCCCCAGGCCCTGTACTTCCAGCGCAACGAGGTCACAGACGAGAGCTGGTACTACTTCCGCATCGATCGCCCCGACGACGAGAGCGTGAAGAACACCTTCACCAGCGCCCAGGTCGCGGCGGCCAGCGAGTTCAAGAAGCGCCTGCTCGGCGTGGCAGCGGGGGCGATCTTCACCGGCAGCGGCGCGCAGCTCGACCAGATCATGAAGCTGCAACTCACCGGCCTGAAGACGGTGGCCACCATCGATTACCTGGGCTACAGCCGGGAGCATGCCTGCTACGTCCTGGGCGACGTGGCGGTGCGCGGCGGCGTGATCGAGAAGGCCAACGCCGAAGACTTCTTCGAATTCCAAAAGCTGCGCCTGAAGACCCTGCAGCGTTCGATCAAGCTGCAGATCGCCACCGACGCCAAGGACTACCGCACCGAGTGGCTGGACTGGCTGTGGACCTGCTTCGGCGCCAAGGGCCTGGTGGCGCTGGCATTCTGGTTCGGCTCGCTGTTCGCGGAGCAGATCCGCGCCGAGTTCCAGTCCTTTCCGTTCCTCGAGGCCACCGGCGAGGCCGGTGCCGGCAAGTCCACGCTGATCACCTTCCTGTGGAAGCTGCTCGGCCGGGCGGACGAGGAAGGCCAGGACCCGTCGAAGATGACCAAGGCGGGCCTGCGCCGCTGGCTGACCCAACTGTCGAACATGCCCATGGTCATGCTCGAGGCCGACCGCAGCGACAACAGCCGCGCCGGCGGCGCCGCCAAGTCCTTCGACTGGGACGAGTTCAAGCCGCTGTTCAACGGCCGCGCGTTGGGCGTGACCGGCCAGAAGACCGCCGGCAACGAGACCTACGAGCCCCCCTTCCGCGGCACCCTGGTGATGAGCCAGAACGCCACGGTGCAGGCCTCCGAAGCGATCATGACCCGTATCGTGAAGCTGCACTTCATTCGCCCAGAGATCACCCGCGAGAGCCAGGCCGCGGCCGACAACCTCAACCACCTGGGCGTGCTCGAGGTCAGCCACTTCCTGCTGATGGCCATCCGCTCCGAGGCCCGCGTGCTGGAGTGCTTCCGCGAGCGGCTGAAGGTTCACAGCGCGACGCTGCGCGGTCTGAAGCAGATTCGTATCGAGCGGCTGATCCTCAACCACGCGCAGATGATGGCCCTGGTCGACGCGCTGCGCCTGGTGGTGCCGCTGTCCGAGCACCAGCTCGCCTGCGCTCAGCAGACCCTGATGACGATGGCCCTGGAGCGCCAGGACGCCGTCAACGCCGACGCGCCCGAGGTGGCCGAGTTCTGGGAGGTCTACGACTACCTCGAGAACCTCAGCGAAGAGCCGGTGCTCAACCACAGCAAGAACCCCGGAACCATCGCCATCAACCTCAACGAGTTCGTGAAGCTGGCCGCCGACCACCGCCAGAAGGTGGCCGACGCGGCAACCCTGCGCGACCTGCTGAAAGAGTCCCGCCGGCACAAGTTCATCGAATACAAGGCCGTCGACAGTGCCGTGCGTTCGGCACACGCCCGCCAGAACCCTCTCACCAACCGACCCAGCACCGTTAAGTGCTGGATTTTCCAAGCCTGACCGGCGCGGCAACGCCGGAACTGCAACCCCAAAGGAGAGACACCATGCAACCCCTCCCCCATGACTATCTGCAACTGATCCACGACTTCCAGACCAGGCAGCAGGAGAGCGAGGTAGCCGGCCTCACCGCGTTGAAACACCTGCTGCCGATCGCCCAGCGCGACAGCGGCCAGAGCGGCGTGATCGGTCGGTTCCTGCTCGGCCTGTACAACGGCCCAGCCCACCGCTTCGACCTCACCGAGCTGCGCAGACTCGACCCAGCGCTGTTCGATGCGTGCCTGTCCGTGCTGCGTATGGACTACGCCCCGAAACAGGAAGTGCATGAGTACTTCGAAGACGGCGACGCGATCTGGCAGGACCTGAGCAGACGCTGGGCCGCAGCGACACTGCCGGCATAAGGGGGCTGACTGTGGATGTGATCGACCAGGCCAACGAACGGGCCGAGAACATGGTCCAGGCCGCCCTAGCACAGCGAGCGTCCGTTAACGCAGCGCCCAGCGCCCTCTGGTGCGAAGACTGCGGCGAGCGAATCCCCGAGGCTCGCCGCCAGGCCGCCCCGGGTTGTGAGTGCTGCATCAGCTGTCAGGAACTGCGCGAGCACCCCGCGCGGCGTTGAAGAAGAGGCGCCAGGGAGCGGCAACTCCCTGGCGCCGACCACCCCAAAGGAGAGACACCATGCAAGCGAATCAGCCTCAAGGCGGCGGCGCCAAGGCTAGCACAACCACGTCGTCGGCCCGCACTCGTCCAGCGATGGCCAGCAAGCGGCTGGACCTTCCGAGCATCTGTGATATCTGCGGCAACGCACGTTCCACCGGCAAGCATCAGCGCTGCAGCCGGATTCGCCAACAGGCCAAGGCGGTCGAGTGGGCCAGCTACATGGCCAACCTTGCGGCCAGGAAAACGCAGGGAGGGCGGCGGCATGCTTAAGCGTACCCTCTACCACTTCCACTTCTGCTGCGGCCTGGGCGGCGGCGCCGCAGGCTTCAACCGGGCGCGGCCGCGGGTCGGCAACGTCGAGGCCCATTGGGAATGCCTTGGTGGCATCGACGTGGACCCGGCCGGCCTCCGCGACTTCGAGCGCCTGGCCGGCGTCCCGGGCACCCTGCTGGACCTGTTCACCCGCGACCAATACATCCGCTTCCATGGAACGGAGCCGCCCGCCGGTTGGAGGGAGGCAACCCCGGAGGACATCCGACGCGCCGCCGGCGGGCGCCGACCGGATGCCGTGTTCATCAGCTCACCCTGCAAAGGCGCCAGCGGCCTGCTGTCGGAGAAGATGAGCCTGACCCCGAAGTACCAGGCGCTGAACGAGTTGACGCTGCGCTGCATCTGGCTGATGGGCGAGGCATGGGCTGATGACCCAGTGCCGCTGATCGTTTTCGAGAACGTCCCGCGCCTGGCGAGCCGCGGCCGGCACCTGCTTGACCAGATCAACGGCCTACTCGGCGGCTTCGGCTACGCCGTGGCGGAAACCACTCACGACTGCGGCGAACTCGGCGGCCTGGCGCAGTCCCGGAAGCGCTTCCTGCTTGTCGCCCGCCACGTCGAGAAAGTGCCGCCCTTCCTGTACGAACCAGAGAAGAAGTCGCTCCGCGCCGTCGGCGACATCCTCGGCCGCATGCCGCTTCCCGGCGACATCGAGGCCGCCGGCCCAATGCACCGCGTACCGTCCCTGCAGTGGAAGACCTGGGTGCGCCTCGCCCTGGTGCGCGCCGGCAGCGACTGGCGCAGCCTGAATGACCTGGCCGTCGAGGACGGCTACCTGCGCGATCTGATCATCGTGCCGGAGTACCACCTGGGCGTCCTGGGCGTGAATCACTGGGGCGATTCGTGTGGCGTTGTCGCCGGCGCGAGCCGCCCGATGAACGGGCGGTTCTCAGTCGCGGATCCTCGCGCGCCGGCAAACGCCCTGCAGTACCAGCAGTACGGCGTGCGCCGCTGGACTGACACCTCGGGCGCCATCATCGGCGTCAAGTCGCCCGGCCAGGGTACGTACTCCGTCGCCGATCCCCGCGGCCAGAGTTTCGGCAAGTACCCGGTCACCGACTGGGACGGTCCGTCCGGCACCGTGATCGCGGCCAGTACTACCGGCCAGGGCGCATTCGCCGTGGCCGACCCGCGCCCAGGCGGCGTCCGGCACAACAACGTGTTTCGCGTCGTCAGCATGGGGAGCCACGCCGGAACCGTCACCGGCGGGCACTCACCCAGCTCCGGCGGCCAGGCTGTTGCCGATCCCAGGTACCACAACTGGCACCCAGGGGCGAGCAGCCGCAAATTGCACGTCGGCGAGTGGGGAAGCGCTACCGGCACGGTCACCGGCTCCCAGCAGGTGGCCAGCGGCGCGCTGTCGATCGCTGATCCGCGCGTGCTCGATCGCACCAAGGGCGACGCCTACCTGACCGGCGGCCACTACGGCGTAGTTGGGTTCGACCAATCCGCCGGCGCGGTGTCGGCCAGTGCGAGGCACGACAACGGTCGATGGAGCGTGGCCGATCCGCGCATGCCGGAGGCGAACGACCGGCTGACCTGCATCATCCAGTCGCTGGACGGCACCTGGCACAGGCCGTTTACCACCCTGGAACTCGCCGCACTGCAGAGCTTGGTCGACCCCGAAGAGCAGTTGGCCCTCGACGGCCTGAGCGACAGCGACTGGCGCGAGCGGATCGGCAATGCGGTTCCGCCGGCTGCGGCCGAGGCCATCGCCGGCGTGATGGGCACCACCCTGTTGCTGGCTGAGGCTGGCGAGACCTTCCTGCTCAGTAGTACGCCAATCTGGGTGCGTCAGGTCGCCGTTGGACTGAGTATTTCAGAACCTGCTGGGAGTCTCTGAGGAGAAGCAACATGCACGAACTATTGAAGATGTTAGACAGCCCGAGGAGCCTGCTGAACTTCTCGCTGGCAACCCTGGCCGTCCTGGCCTTGTGCTTCGTAGTGGCGGCCGGTCGGTAGAGAGCTACCAGAAACAGGCAACGAATCTTCTTGGCCCGCTTGCGGGCCTATTTTTTGGAGGCTTGATAGCCTGAACGCTTGGTGTGGATCAGGGGAACCAGATGGCAGACGGAGTCGAGGTACGCGGAAACCGGATCAGGATCTACTTCCGCTACCAGGGCGAGCTGTGTAGGGAGTCCATACCAGGGGACGCAACGCCCGAGAATATAGCCAATGCCGAACGGCTGGCCGGCATCATCAACTACGAGATCAAGCAAGGAGTCTTCAACTACAGCCGACACTTCCCGGACTCACCCCGGGTGAAAAGCAACACCCTCGGCCATTACATCGACCTCTGGCTCGATATCAAACGCAACCAGATCGCCGCCAGCGGCTTCCGCGGCTACACCAGCCGCGTGGAAACCCACATCCGACCTCGCTGGGGTGACAGCCAGGCCGACAGCATCGACCACCTGGATATTCAAGACTGGGTGCAGAACACGCTCATGCCCAAGCTGCACAACAAGACGGTGCGAGAGATCGTCAGCAACCTGCGGCAGATCTTCCGGCTGTATCGAACTCGGAACCGGACCGCGCACGACCCAACAGACGGCATCGTGATCACTCTCCCGGATGCGGATGACCCAGACCCATTCACTCGAGAGGAAATCGACCTCATCCTCGGTACCGAAACCGCGCGCACCGGTGAGCTGAACCTGGCGGAATTCATGATCTGGAGCGGCCCCCGCGTCAGCGAGGCCATAGCTCTGGCCTGGGAAGATGTCGATTTGGACACGGGGACCGTGGTTTTCCGCCGCGCCCGTGTACGCAGCCAGTACAAGGTCACCAAGACTCGCCGATCGACGAGGAAGGTCCAGCTACTGGCCCCGGCGCTGCGCGCACTGCAGCAGCAGGCCAAGCTAACCAGACGCCTTCCGCCCGTACAGATCGAGGTGATAGACCGCGACAACCGGACCAGAAAGGCTCAACGGGTACGCTTCGTGTTCCACAACAGTGCTAGCGGGGCGGCGTACTCCACGTCGGATACGCTGCGCAACGGCTGGTGGCATGGCCACCTCAGGAATGCGGGCGTCCGCTCGCGTGGTCCCAATCAGTGCCGTCACACCTTCGCCAGCCAGATGCTCAGCAGCGGCATCGCCACTCCCGAATGGATCGCGGACCAGATGGGGCACACCTCGACGGCGATGATCTTCAAGCATTACGCCAAGTGGATCAGCAAGGACGGCCCCGACATCGTAGGTCTGCTGAACCAGGCGCTGAAACTTTCCTGA